GGGTAGCAGCTAATGAGTTGTTAGACTTAAACATAAAACTACTAGGAGATATAGAAGTAGATAGTCGTAGGTATAAAGAGATTACAACTCCTATTGATATAAAAGAGGTAGCAGAAGATGCCATCAAATCAGTTGAAAGTTTCTATGGTAAAAAATTAGAAATGGATAATCAGCTTTTACCAACAGGTGATGCACAGTTTTTTAATGACAATGTGCCTGCACAGAATATGATTGGTACAATAGCATCATTACAACGTGTATTAAATGTGATGGCTGGACACAAAGTAGGATTTAAGTTTGGTATAAACATTAAAGGCTATCAAGAAATAGATTCATTAATAGATAGATTTGATGAAGGTAAACCAGAAGGCGATGCATTTACTGTAGCACAACTACTTAATATAGTATTAGATAACGCTAAATATCAATACGCTAATAAGCTAGGACTAACTCCTAATACAGTAAACATATATACATTCTTAGCTAGAAATGGTATAAGCATAAAAGATATTGCAACTATAATGAATCATCCTATTGTAAAGCTATACGATAAGCATAGAGGCGATCAATCTATTATGACTACTACAGATACTAACCAAGCAATAAAAAACGCTTACAAAGAGTATTTTAATTTAGTAGGCGAAGCAGGTGCATTAAACGCAGTTAAGAAATTTAGTAAAGCTGGTGATGTTAATTTAGATGTATCAAAACTTAAAGGTAAAAATAGACAAACAGAAGAAGCTTTGTTTGATTTACTATATAAAACAGAAAAACTAACTGATGAAATATTTAGTATTGGTAAAGCACTATCTGTACACAAAGCAATACCTCAGCACGGACACGATGCGCAACAGTTAATAAATACTATTACAGAAGACAATACTAATAGCTTTATTAATCCTAATACAATAGATAACTTTAGGTCAGATCCATTAGTTAAGCACGCTATTGATTTATTACAAAAACAAGTAGATAGACAAAAGTCTACATCGTTTATGTATACACCAGAAGCTAGACAGATTATAGAGTATATACAAGATACTAAAAAGATTACTCTTGATTTTACAAGATACGAACATAGAAAGCTTATAGACGATTATTATTTAATGAAAGTAGCGCAAGCTGTACCTGCAGTAAACTACAACAATAGAACATTAAAAGAAGTTTATAATGTGCTAGAAACGTATAGTCAACAGCCTGGATCTAACTTTGTAAAAAAGTATTTGTTGTTTAGTAATGTAGAAGGACAAAGTGAATACTTCCAAAACAATATACAGATTAGTCCTAATGAAATTAATAAATTTTCTGTAGAAGAAACTATACAGCAAGCGCGTAACGAGTTTACTTTATTGCCACAAGAAATAAAAGATGCGTTGCTGCAGTATGATTATATAAAAAATGGTTTAGGATTTAAAGGTAAATCATTAACGCCATTGTTTGCTAAAGATTATGTAAGGAATACATTTGGTTTATTAGATCAGTTATTAGAAACAGAGCTAGATAAACAAATAAGCATTGAAGCTAGAGAGATAGTAGATATGTCTAATGAACTTATACGCAAACACTCTAATATATTTAAGAAACAAAAGAATGCAGATTTAGCACAAAAGCTTACTAATAAAATAAATGCACAAAAAACTGTAGAGCCTGCAAGCTCAGCTAAACTTAAATTAGATAAGAGAGAGTTTTACCAAGATCACTTACAAGAGCTTACACAAACATTAACCTTTGAAGAGTATTTAAGATTTACAGGTTTTGATCCATTAAAATTAGATAATGCTGATAAGCCTACACTTAATTATTTAAGATCAAAGTATGCTCGTTATCAAGACTCTGTATCTAATGTAGAACAAAAAGAAAATCAATTAGGTGATTTAGAAAAATATTCTATTGAAAGATTAACTAAAGAAGCTAGAGAATTACAAGACAAAGAAGATGAATTAGCATCGCCTAGATTGTTATATAAGCTACATTTGACTATTGGTAAAAAGGCTATGAAAAAACAAGCTGATAAACTTAGACAAACCAAACTTGAATTTAGAGAAACAGATGAAGACATTACAGTAATACGCAAATGGTTTGGTGCAAATGATATGACATCTAAAAGACCTGAGATACAGTTGATGCTTAATGAAATGGAAAAAGAGTACAGAAAGTATGTAAGGGAAGTTAAAAAAATAGTTAATGAAATTGATGTTGTTGATAGAGCTTTGATAAGAAGTAAATCATTAAAGGGTATATTTAACAGAAGAAACAGACAGCTTGAGATATATGGCAATATGTTTAATATTAATCAAGATGAAAGAGGTAGACAGTCAGGTATTAGTTTAAAAACACAATCAGAATTTAATGCAACTAATCCATCACAACAAGAGCGCAACTTTTATAATAAGTATTTAGAGATTACTGGTAAGTATCGCGACTTACTTGGTAAAGATGGTATGGGTGAGTTTTATATACCACATGTTCAAATGGGTAATGTAGAAGCTTTGTCTGCTAGAGGGTTGCTTGGATTGTATGCAAACTATTTAGGATCTACTACTAACATAGATGGTGTTATGGTAAAAGGTACAGGTGCTGATGGTAAAGCTACAAATATGACATTTGGTGAGTTTAAAGAACTATATCTTACTGAAGGTGGTGAGTTGACTATGAACTCAGGCAGAAAAATATATGAGTTAAGAAAACTTAAGAAACAAGCAGAACAAAGATTAAAAGAAGGTGTAGGTTCTGATGGTAAAACCATTACTGCTAGTGACTTAGAAATGGACACTCTTATGGGTAATGGTTTATTTTCTAGATTTAATGCTGGTAGAACTACAAGAGCTAAAGAGCTTACAAGTTTTAACTTAGCAGAAAACTTAAGACAATACGTTAGATCTATTACATTTATAAAGGGCACACCTAAAGTAAATGGTGAACAAGCTTTTGAAGGTATGGAAAATATGTCTACTCTTGTTGATGGTGTTATAGCTGTTAATAGAAATATGGGTAATGTAAATTCAGCAGAGTATGTAACTAAAGTATGGCGACAAAAGTTTTTACGTAATCAATCACAAGTTAGTACGTTTGGTCCTACATTTGATAAAGCTACAAGATTTATGGTTAGATGGACAGCACTTATACATTTAGGATTTAGTGCTGCTGTTGGTGTAGGTAATATACTTGCAGGTAAGTATCAAGAACTTAGAGCTAAAGGTGGTAAAAACTTTATAAAAGGTGAAAAACGTTTTTGGACAAGTTTAAAAGGCAGAAACGATTGGGCTGCTATGGATATACTTAAAAGACATAGAGTTGTTGAAATGTCATTTAGTGATGTGGTAGGGCAAAAAGATGAGTTTAGTAAAATAGAATCATTAGCATTTTTACCTATGGAACTATCTGAAAGATGGATACAGGGTGCAGCATTTCTTGGAGAGTTATCTGAAGAAGAATATCAAAAAGCTTTGAATGACAAAGACTATATGATAGATGAAGAAACTGTAATGAAAATAAATGCAACTATATCTACTATGCATGGTGAAGGCTATACACAGTTAGATCAAAGATTACTTAGTATGTATTCATTAGGTATAGCTGCACAACAATTCAAACGTTGGTTTATTACATTGGTTTACAATAGATTTAAACCTGAAGATATAGATAGGTTTGGTAGAGAGTCAATAGGCTCTTACAGAGCAGGATATGAGTTTGTAAATAGAATGTTTACTGGTGAAGTTAAACTGTCTGAACTACAAGAAGAGTTTAGAGCGCTGCCTGAGTTTAAACAAAAAGCTATAATATCTTTACTTAATGGTATAGGTATGACTGCAATGTTATTGTTAGTTGGCGCTATGTCTGATGATGAAGATTTATATAGCAAAAACATACAGAAACTAAGTAATGATGCTATGATATTTACAGATACTAATCGTTTTGTAAACTATACATTACCACCAGCTTCTATAAGTACAGGGCGTAATGCTATGCAATTTATGAGAGAATTGTCTACCTTTGAAAGATTTAAAAGAGATAGTAAATATGGCGATGCAGGTGACTTGAAAGCAAGAGGTACACTTAGAAAAATATTACCATTTCAAGATGTAACTGAAAAACTATTAGAACAATGAATATAGGATTAGGTTTAGGATTAACAAAAACTAGAAAACAAGGTAAACCTTTTACTGTAGATAGTTTGTCTGAAGTTATAACTTGGTTAAAAGCAGATACAGGTATTACAGAAACTTCTGTAGGATCTGGTGTGGTTGCTAGATGGAGAGATAATATAGGAGAAACTGATTGGATAAGTGCTACAAGTGGAAGACAACCATCTATTTCTGGCACGGGAGTTGATGCACATGTGCTTTTTGATAATACTGATAGACTATATCAAAAAGAATATGATTGGAATACTACTGATGATGCTTTTGATTTTGATTTTCCACATGATGTATTTGATGTTATGAATCTAAGCGGTACTTCAGGTGCTTCTATATTTATTGTATATGAATATAGTTCAAGTCTTGGACAAACTACACATATTTTCTTTTCTGAAAATCACTTTGTAGATGATGGTGTTCCTGGTTCTGGTTTTACACAATTAACTTCCGCAACTGGTGGTGCATCTTTTACAACACTAGGTGATTTTGTTGCTATTTCTGGAATTTCTGGAGGTGGTGCGGCTTTTAATACTGGTACAAGTGCAGGTAATGAATATCCAGCAGATCAAAAATTTTTAATAACTATAGAATATGCAGGAGGCACGAATGGTGAAATAACTTTAAGAGTAAATGGAGTAAATAAAACTCTTACTAATGGTAACACTCGTACATGTGGACTGATTACTGTAGGTAATTTAGGATCTAATTCAAATAGTATGCGTGGAAAGTTATTTGAAATAGTAAACTGTCATAGTAAGTTATCATCAGACGATAGAGATAAAGTAGAACAATATTTAATGGATAGACATAGTATATCATAATGAAGTATTTTAAAGGCACACAACAAGAATGTAAGGATTTGATAAATAGATTAAATATTCTTTATGGTTATCCTGATGAACACACATATACTTTTGGTGTAGAAGAAGAATATAATAATAGTTATATAGTTATAGTTAAAGATAGACATTACAATGATTTAACTGATGATGAAAAGTCTAAAGTAGAAGATTTAACAATTTAATTTTATATATTTGCATAATGGCAAACGTGGATCAATTATTTAGAAGTCAGTTTGGACAACAAGGTTCGATATTTACTGATGCAGACGGAGAAATCAAACCTCCTAATAATAAAGTTTTTGTAGCTATACAATTTGTAGCTGATACAACATTAGATAGTAGTACAGGATTAGTATCAGATACTGCTAATGATGGTTTAGGTTTTGCTGGAACTAACGCCTCTATACATGATGGATCAACACAGTCTGCAGTAGCAGGCACTGGTGGTGATGCAATAGACGCAAGTAATACATTTCCTGCTGGATTGACTATATTTGGTAGATGGACATCTATAAATATAGCAACACCAGGAGCATTAATCGCATACATAGGTAATTAATTATGGCAAACAATACAGATTTATATAACGCTACGCTAGGACAATATGGATCATCATTTATTACAGGTGATGGTGGTACTGTGGATTTAAATGGTAGTAGTGCTACTATGTATGTTATAGCGATAACAATGCTAGCAGACACTACATTTCAAAACTTACAAACCTATAAAGGACAAATAGGATCTATTAGTACAGTGACTGCAGAAAATGATCACGATGCTAGATTTGGAGCAGCATCTAACGCTACAGATATAACTACTTCACATACTTTTCCTAAAGGTGTAACAATATTTGGTAAATGGGATTTTGTTGAATTAAATAGTGGTACATGTGTTTGTTACTTTGCGCCACAACCATTTAATTTATAAAATGAAAAAGCATACTGTAATATTTTTTATATTACTGCTATGCAGCATATCTTCTTACGCACAGGTAAAAAAAGTTTTTAAATTTTCTACATTTTATATTGCAGCTAATGGTGGCACATCATTGTCTGATAGAGATATTTATTCTGTAGATGGAAGTAAATTAGACTATGATACTATAATAACTCCATATGATTATTCTTTGTCTTTAGGTATAAGAAAAATACAACGATTTGGATATGAAGATAGAACTACTTTTAAAGATGGAACTGAATCATCATTTAGTGATGCTGCTAGCGTAGGTAGAAACCCTTTTGAATATTTATTTCAATTACAATATAAAAGACAAGAGGGCGTAGAGTATTTAGATCAACATCATTTTATAAGATATGTAAAATCTAAATGGTTGTCTAAAGTAGAATATATTGTAGATGGCTTCGCGGACATAAAATATTTCGAAAGTACACAAAGGTTAAGATTAAACGGTAATAAAAAATTATCTTTTAATATTGGTTCAGTACAAAGATTAGCTGAGCCATATGGTTTTGATCCTTTAGAGCAATGGATGTTGTCAACAGGAGATATACACTATACACAACTTGCAATTAACGAGGGTTATGAAGTTGATGTATATGAGTCTGAATATAAAAATCCAAATGGAGATATTGTTGCAACAAGCTCTGATGTCTGGAATCAAGTGGTTATTCCACAAGTATTAGAAAACTATGTAACTAAGAAAAGGCAAGAGCTAGCTAATCAATGGCAACATTCATTAGTTATTGGATTTGATTTCTATCATTATAAGAAAAACTTTTGGTTACATTCTTGGGGTAATTTTATGCCATATCATTATAATGATGGTGGACAATATTCATATCACAATTTTAATGATGGTGAACAATGGTATGACTATTCTGGTGGTTTAATTTTTGGTTTGAAAATTAATAAACATTTAGGTACCTTTGTAGAGGGCAAATATAATAAGTACTGGAACAGAGAGTGGTACGATTTTAAATTTGGAATAAATTATATAATATTTTAACATGGCAACTGAAATAAGTAAAGAGACAAAACTAAAATTAAGTTTAGAAACAATAATAGGTATTGGTTTTGTCTTGGTAACAATGACTGGTATGTGGTTTACATTAAAAGCTGAAATACAAGAAGCAAAAGAATTGCCTGAGCCAATACCAGCAGAGGTTACACGAATGGAATTTGATATGAAAGATCAGCTTGTTCGTCAAACAATAATGACTACACAAGAAGATGTAAAAGAAATCAAAGAAACATTAGAAAAAATAGAAAGAAAAATTTATCAATAATGAAAAAACTTGCAGTTGTATGGGAAATGTTATTGATATATTTGTTTGTATTGTTTTTATTGTGTGTCTCTACCGTTGCTTTTTCACAGATTACAGCGATACACTTTAATGCAGAGTTTAATACAAACAACGATGTATCATGGTTTTATAAATTAAAAGACTGTGATAAAAAACAATTATTAATCGAAGAGAACAATAATCAAACTAAATATAGTATAGCTGTTGTTCCTACAATAATTATATTAGATGATGGAGAAGAAATTAAAAGATTTCAAGCAGATCTTAGTTTCAAAATGGTTGCAACTAAAGAAGAAGTTCAAGAGTATATTGAAGAAGTTATAATAAGTAAGTTTTGATATGCAGTTATCTTTATCAAATTCATTGGTAGTTCCTAGTGCTAGATCTTTAAGTTTAGCTACTATATTTGAAACTGCTATGAACTCAAATTCTTCACCTGTATTTGCACCTATTGATGAAGGATTTGGAGTTTTTACAAAAGCTGTGAATACTCAAACAGCTTTTGGTTCTACTAATTATATGGGTTTAGGTTCAAATATAAATACTAGTGCATGGGTGCACGATAAGGGTGGAACAGCATCTTCATCAACTGGGCCTAATGGATCACATAGCGGAGGTTTTAATACATTGGGTGAGATTGATACAACTACTAACAATTCTTCTATTTCACATTTAGTTTATGAGTCTAGTGCTGCTACTGGTGCGTCAGTTACATATCAACAAGCTTTAAATCAAGGTGGCGCAGGAGCTATTAGAGCTTTAAGAACACCAGAGCTTGATTTAAGCGAATTTGATTCTGTTGAGCTTACAATGTTTGTGCATTTATTTGGAAGCACGTTTGGTGCTTCTGCAACAGGTATAGGTGTAGCAGTAACTACTGATGCTGATAGTTCAAGTAGTGCAGCAGAGGCAGGTTCAGGTTTAGGATTTACAAGTAGAACAGCTGGTGGTGCAACTTT